GTCTCGCGCGAAATAATTGAATACTCGACAGGGGGGGTGTACATGGCAGGAGGGCGACCGAAAAAACCAACAGCGTTAAAAGTGCTCGAAGGGCGAGCGAAGGGGACCCCCTCCGGCGAACCTCGCCCTATTCTTGGAATTCCAGAGTGCCCCGAGTGGCTCATGGACGACGCAAAAGAAGAATGGAACCGGGTAGCCCCGGAACTTTTCCGGCTCGGGCTGCTCGCGAGAATCGACAGGACGGCGCTCGCCGGATATTGCCAGTCGTATGGAAAGTGGAAGGCGGCTGAAGAGGCTATCAGCAAAAAGGGCATGGTGTTCCCTGTCTTGGGCGAAGACGGGCAGCCGAAATACTATCAGCAAACGCCGGAGGTTGGGATAGCGAACCAATGCCTGAAACAGATCCGGGCGTTCTGTTCACTGTTCGGGCTGGATCCATCCTCCAGGGCAAAGATGGACCTTCCGTCAAATAAAGAGGACGACGACTTCGCCTCCAAACTCCGCTCCAAAATAGGCTGATCCCATGTTCTCTAGGAAAAAAGCCGACTGGGCCATTGAATTTATCTCCCGGCTGACCCACACAAAAGGCGAATGGGCCGGCAAGCCATTCCAGCTCCAGAAATGGCAGAAGATGTTTCTGAAGGAACTCTTCGGACGAGTCAAGGGCGACGGACTGCGACAGTACCAAACCGCATATCTGGAGATTCCGCGAAAGAACGGAAAAAGTGAGCTTGCCGCCGCTATCGCACTGTTCCTTCTCTTCGGCGACAACGAACCCGGCGCTGAGATTTACAGCGCGGCCGCAGACCGGGAACAGGCATCCCTCGTGTTCAACGCGGCCGCGCAGATGGTCCGCAATGACCCTGTGCTCTCCGGCATGTGCAAAATCATCGATTCTCAGAAGCGGATCGTATTCTACGAGACCGCGAGTTTTTACCGGGCGATCAGCGCGGAAGCATATTCGAAGCACGGATTCAACGCCCACGCCGTCATCTACGACGAAATCCACTCCGCTCCGAATAGAGACCTATGGGATGTACTTTCCACGTCCATGGGTGCGCGGACTCAACCGCTCATGCTCGGCATCACTACGGCGGGATACGACCGGAATTCCATTTGCTGGGAACTCCACGACTACGGACAGAAAATCATTGACGGAGTTGTTGAAGATCCTACATTTTTCCCACTGATTTTTGCCGCCGAAGAGGGCGACGAATGGACGGATGAAGCGGTCTGGCGCAAGGCGAATCCGAACCTAGGGGTATCAATCAAGCTCGACTTCCTGCGGCGGGAGTGCAAACGCGCCCAGGAGATCCCCGCCTACCAGAACACGTTCCGGCGGCTCTATCTGAATCAGTGGACAACGCAGGAAACGCGCTGGCTGGACATGGAAAGATGGAGATCCTGCGGGGCTGACTTCGACCCGGAATACCTCTCCGAGCTGCGCTGCTGGGCTGGAGTGGACTTGAGCACCACCACGGATATTTCCTCCTGTGCCCTGGTTTTCGAGCCGGACGAGGAGGACCGGGTGCACATCCTCTCGTTCAACTGGATCCCCGGCGAGAACATCGCCGCCAGGGTGCGGCGGGACAGGGTACCATACGACGCATGGGCGCGGGACGGGCATCTGACCGCAACGGATGGGAACGTGATAGACCATGACTACATCAGACACACAATAGCGCGGGACCTCAAGTCGGCATTCCCGTATTTGGAGGTTGTAGGGTACGACCCCTGGAACGCGACTAAGTGGGCCATCGACCTCGAAGGTGACGGCGTGCCGGTGGTGCAGATCCGGCAGGGGTACAAGACCATGAGCCCCGCGTGCAAAGAATTAGAGCGGCTTGTCCTCGGAGGGTACCTGAGGCACAACAATAACCCGGTGCTCACCTGGGCGATGGATAACGTCATGATCACGCAAGACCCGGCGGGGAACATTAAGCCCGCAAAGGATAAAGCCACGGAGCGCATTGACCCTGCCGTAGCGCTGATAACCGCCATTGCTACCATGCTGGAGTTCCGTGACGAGTCGTCAATCTATGAATCGAGGGGGATACTAACTCTCTGACACTTAACCCACAAGTTAAGCCGCTTTCCTTCGGGAGGCGGCTTTTTTGTTGCCAAAAAAGGAGGTGAAAACCCTGAAAAAGAGCGTTTTCGCGCGAGCAAGAGACTTTTTCCGGCGGGGATTGTACCCCGGAGGACATCCGTCGGAAGCCGAGATCGTTCGCATACTGACGGGGGCAAGCCTGACGGGACACACCGTGGACGAAGAAAAAGCCATGAGGTTCTCAGCGGTTTACTCCTGCGTGCGCGTTCTCTCGGAGTCTGTGGCGCAATTGCCGCTCAAAATCTACCGGCGCAAGGGCGACGGACGGCAGGAGGCCGCCGACCACTACCTGTACCCACTCCTGCACGGCGCTCCGAACCCCCGGCAGACGGCGTTCAATTTTTGGGAGGCCGTAACCGCGAGCCTTGCCCTGTGGGGCAACGCCTACGCCCTCATTGATTTGGACAACGCTGGACGGGTGGCGGCGCTCTGGCTCCTCGATCCATCCACGGTCACACCCAGGAAGGTCCTCACCACAGGGGAACTCGTATATGACGTGGGCATGAAGGACGGCACCAGCCGGACGTTCCTGTGGGGTGAGTTGTTCCACATCCCGGGGCTGGGTTTTGACGGTCTTCGGGGTCATTCTGTGGTGAAGGTGGCGGCGGAGGCCATTGGGCAGGGGATAGCGGCCAGCGAGTACGCTGGGAGATTTTTCGACAATGACGCAACGCCGAGGGGCGTTTTGGAGACGGATGCGTTTTTCAAAGACCCGTCTGCCGTCGAACGTCTTCGCAAAAGCTGGAACGACCTCTACCAGGGTACGGATAACGCCCACAGGGTGGCCATCCTTGAAAACGGCCTGAAATTCAAACCGCTGACGATCAATCCCGAGGACGCGCAGCTTCTCGAAACGCGCAAGTTCAACAGGTCTGAAATCGCCGGGATATTCCGCGTCCCCCTTCACATGATCGGCGACCTGGACAAGGCCACGTTTTCAAACATCGAGCACCAATCAATCGACTTCGTGAAATTCTCGTTGTCTCCATGGCTCAAAAGGATTGAACAGGCAATCTCGCTGCAGCTCTTCTCTCCGGGGGAGCGTAAGCGGTATTTTGCCGAGTTCAAGCCGGAGGGCATGCTCAAGGGCGACGTTAAAAGCAGATATGAGGCATACGAAGTCGCCATCCGCAGCGGGTGGATGTCGATCAACGAGGTCCGGGGGCTGGAGAACCTGAACCCGGTGGACGGCGGGGATGAACACTACCTGCAGATGCAGATGATACCCATCTCGCAGGCAGGAAAGGAGGCAGAGGATGAACAGCAGGGAAATTCGAGCGATCCCGGCGGAGTTCCGGATACAACAGGCGGAGAATGAGCCGCTGAAAATAATCGGCTACGCGGCGCGGTTCAACGAGCTCTCGGAAGAAATGTGGGGCATGCGGGAAAAAATCGCCCCCGGAGCATTCACGGAAGCCATCGGAAAAAGCGATGTAAGAGCCTTGTGGAACCACGATCCAAACTACGTACTCGGCAGAACAAAAAACGGCACCCTGCAGATCCGCGAGGACGAGCAGGGCCTTTTTTATGAGGTCACGCCGCCGGACGCGCAATGGGCGCGGGACCTGGTGGAGAGCATCAAGCGCGGGGATGTGGATCAGAGTTCATTTGCCTTCACCGTGGACGTGGAGCAGTGGGACGAATCGGGAAGCCCAGTGGTCCGCACCATCGTCAAGGTCCGGGAGCTGTACGACGTGAGTCCAGTCACCTATCCGGCCTATCCCACGGCCACCAGCGGAGTGAGGTCTCTGGGCGACGTGGCGAAGGAGCACAAGGCGGCACCGGCACCAAAAGCCCCGGAACATCTCCGGGACAAACTCAAATTCTTGGAGGTATGAAATGAACATCAGGGAAATGATGGAAAAGCGCGCAACCCTCGTGGCAGAGGCCCGGAAGCTTCTTGACCTCGCCGAGGCTGAAAAAAGGGAACTCACCGCTGAGGAGAGGGCACAGTACGATAAGACATTTGACGAGGCCCGGGCGCTTGGAGACAAGATCCAGCGGGAGCAGGAGCTTCGCGAAGAGGAAAGGCGGCTGGCGGAGGCCGGCAGACTCGACGAGCCCGCAAAAAAGGAATCTCCTGAAGAGAGAAAACTTCAGGCGTTCCGCAGGTGGATTGCAACGGGCGAGTCTGGGGAATATCGAGCACTGGCCAACGACAGCGACGCTGCAGGGGGATACCTGCACGCCGCTGAACAGTTTATTGCCAGGCTCATCAAGGGGCTTGATGATCAGGTGTTCGTTCGGAAATACGCCACCATCCTGCCCGTGACCGGCAGCGACTCTCTCGGCGCTCCTGCTCTGACCGCCGACCCCGCTGACGCGGACTGGACTTCCGAGGTCAACCCCATTGGGCTTGATGCGACCATGGCGTTCGGGCGGCGCAGCCTGCAGCCCGAATTGCTCTCCAAGGGGATCAAGGTCTCAAGGAAGCTGCTCCTTACTTCGGCCATGCCTGTTGAAAATTATGTGGCTGACCGGCTGGCGTACAAGTTCGCAATTTCTCAGGAAAAGGCATACCTCACAGGCGACGGTGACGGTAAGCCTCTGGGTATCTTTGTTGCCGACGCAAACGGCATCAACACTGACCGGGATGTGAGCACGGGGAACACGGACACCGCTGTCACCGCAGATGGGCTCATTGAGGCCAAGTTCGCGCTTAAGGCCCAGTACCGCCGTTCTGCTCGGTGGATCTTCCACCGGGACGCTATCAGGAGAATTTGCAAACTCAAGGACGGCGAGGGGCAGTACCTGTGGAAACCTGGTCTCATCGAGGGCGAGCCCTCTACCCTGCTGGGGCTTCCCGTTGACGAGTCTGAGTATGTGCCGAACACGTTCACCACGGCGCTGTACGTAGGAGCACTCTGCAACTGGTCGAATTACTGGATTGCAGAACTTCGGGGGCTTGAGCTTCAGAGGCTCATTGAAAAGTACGCAGATACCAACGAGATCGGATTTTACGGCCGCATGTACGCCGACGGCGCTCCCGTCCTCGCCGAGTCTTTCGTCCGCGTCAAGCTCGGATAGAAGGGGGTGATCCCGTGAACCTCAGCGAAAACTGCAAGGTGCTGATGGTCAAAGCGGCTCAGGATGCCGGAACCGATGCCATCACCACCGACGTGGTGGACATGGCCGGATATCGTGAGGTCGTGTTTATCGGCTCCATCACCACGAAAAACGCGCTCAATTTTGTGAATCTCCAGGAGGACAGCGCCGCCAACGGCGCGACCCTGGCGGACCTCGCCGGAACGAAGGCGGCCAGCAACAAAACATATTTCAAGCTTGGTCTCGTGCGCCCGCTCAAACGGTACGTGGCGGCAAAAATCACCAGAGGATCGAGCACCGCCACCGGCCCCGTGTGGGCGATCCTGTTCAAGGCCCGGCAGGGGCCGGTAACCTCCGCGGCCGCCGACCTCGACGAGGAAACGCACGTTTCGCCGGTCGCCGGCACGGCATGAGAAGAGGGGCTTTAAGCCCCTCTTTTTTTACATTCTGACAAGGAGATGAAGGCATGAGCGAATACAACGCGAAGGTATATATGAAGCAGGGCGGTGACGAGCTTGTCGTTAACGGCGGCAAAATCACGGCCGCCGGAACTCAGGCGAGCGCTATAGCGAACCTCGCCATCACGGCAAACCTCGCCGGGATCGACACCGGCACGGACATGACGGCAGCACAGGCGGCGGCACTTGGGGTTGACCTCGCCGCAATCGCAACAAAGCTCAACGCCGTTCTGGCGGCTCTTGAGGGTGTCGGTATCCTCGCCTCCGAGTAGGGGGTGGCGGTATGAGGCTGACAAGGGTATCCGTCGCAGTCGTGACGGACGAATCAGGGGACGCCGTCGTCTACACCCCGGCATTGAACGGGATGATCCGCTCCGTGCGGTATGTCAAGCCGGACAGCGGCGGGCTGGACGTCGGATCGGACATCGACATCGTGACGGACAAGGGCGCGGTGGTGGTATGGGACAAGGACGACCTTGCGGCGAGCGCCGTTATTTATCCCATGGTACCGGCGCACGACAACGGAGGGACGCTCGTGGCGGGGTCATACGCCCCGATCCCCGTCTGTGATGAAAGAATCAAAATTACCGTTGCCAACGGCGGTAATGCTGGTACTGGGACGTTTGAATTTCTCATCGAGGGGGTGGCGCTGTGAGAGTAAAAATGTTGACCCGCGCCGCCGGGCCTGACTGGAAGGCCGACGCAGGTGTTGAAATTGACCTGCCTCTCAATGTGGCCGCGGGCCTGGTATCCGGAGGCTACGCCGTGGCTCTCGAAAAGGCGAAACCTGCACCGCCGCCTGTGGTGGCCCCGGTGGTGGAAACGGCTGCAGTGGAACCTCCTGCGGAGAGAGCCGTCAAGCCCAAAGCAAAGCCCCGGAAAAAGTAGGAGGTGAAA